TTTTTAGAAAGGGCGAAATTAGCAGATGCTCATCCAGGAACTCAGAAATTTACGTTCGAAATGCATATTCAAGACTTGGCTCGTCGTGTTGGTAGAAGCGTTCCCTTGATTGATGTTCTAAGCGAGATGCGCGATGAGCTTGCTAAAACAGTTCCAGCATTTGCGAAAAAATAATATGAACAGAGATTGGATCAACCAGTGTGTCAGGTAGAGCAAAAAAAGGTTTTCCGCACGGAATAACTCTGTTTTCATAGCAGCGTGTATTGCTGTGAACGCAGCGTGACGCCCTTCAAGAACCCGGCCATGGAGCCGGGTTTTTTGTTCCTACTTACAAGCCCTGCCATTGAGCAGGGCTTTTTCGTTTTCGGCCCCATGCCTGGCTCTTTGCTTCAAGCAGATGACAGTGACATGGAGGCCGGACCTATTCGAGGACAACAGATGAACACTGAGCATCAGGCTCTTGCTGACGTGCCCCTTTGGCTGTTGGTGTTGTTGAGCATGGCCGGTTTGTCCGGGGAGATGCTGAGGGCATCAGGTTCCGACCTTGGGCTTCGGCAGATCCTGCAGCGCGTAGCACTGCGTTTTCTAGCGTCTGGCCTATTGGGTATGGCCACGCTACTGCTCGCTACGGCTCTGTGGAGCAATCTCTATCTGGCTGCAGGTTTAGGTATTGTCATCGCGGTCATCGGTGCTGATGTTGCTGGTGGTTTGTACACGCAGTTCTTGGCAAAGAGGGCAGGAGTTAGCGAACCATCGCCAGGGCAAAAGACGGGCGGAGAGTAGGTATATGCTCGACCTGAAACTGGATATCGATAGCGTGGCCCTGGCCCGTGAAATCTCGGACATTCAGCGAAAGCAGATCCCCTTTGCCCTGGTGCTCGCGCAAACGCGTCTGGCCAGGGATCGGATCAAGCCCGGGATTCTCAAGGTCATGGGCCAGCGCCTGGACCGGCCGACACCGACGACCATGCGCAGCCTGTTTACTCAGGCAGCCACTAAGACCCGCCCTGCAAAGGTCTGGTTTAAGGATTCGTGGACCACTGGCATTCCCGCTGATGCCTACCTGCAGCAGGCAGTGCAAGGCGGGGCGCGACCGCATAAGCGCTTTGAGAAGTCGTTGATTGCTCAAGGGCTGATGAAGTCAGGCCAATACGCCGTGCCGAGCGGCGACTACCTGAACCAATACGGCAACGTCGCACGCGGCACCATGACACGCATCTTGTCGGGTCTGGGTGCGGCCGAGTCCGGGCGCGGCCACCAAGCCAATGCCACGAACAGCAAGCGCAGCCAGCGCAAGGGCAATGCTCAGCGCTATTTCACCGGCACGATCGGCGATGAGTCGGGCGTGTGGGAGCGCAAGGCGCGCAAGCAGGTCAAACCGGTGTTTCTCTACACCGATGGTACCCCGCAATACCGCGTCATTTTCCCGTTCTACAAGATCGGCGAGAACATCGGAAAGGCGCATGGCCAGTCCGAACTGGCAAACGCGTTGCGTGATTCGATCCTGACAGCGAAGTGAGGCCGCGCAAGGCGCGGGCACCCCGGCACCCCCTAGCCATCCGGCCAGGTAGGCGGCTCGGGCCAGCCCGGACCCACCCCCCACCCCCCGGCTTATGGGTCCTCCCGGGCCTACCGGGTCTAGGGGGTAATTCGGGCCCCGCTTCATCGCTATGTATGACCTTTTTTCAGAGGTTGGTTGTTGTTATGTCTTCGAAGATCACGACGATCACGCGACAGCCGTTCTGGCTGAACAAGAAAAACATGGCCGACAGCCTCGGCATATCGGTGCAAGCCTTTGACAAATGGGGCGTCCAGCCCGTCGCCAAGATCGGCCGAGAGTCGTTTTACGACGCCCGATCGGTGGTGGATAACCGCCTGCAGCATCAGACCGGCAAGCAACAACCTGACGGTGAAGAGCGCGACCCGCACATTGCTTACAAGATCGATTGCGAGCGACTGCGGCTGACCAAAGAGCAGGCCGACGCCCAGGCGCGCAAAAACAAGGTCGGCGACAAGGAGCTGGTGCCGGTAGGTTTCATGATTTTTGCGCTCTCCAGTTTGTCGGCCCAGTTGGCCTCAACCCTTAACACCATCCCCAAGAGCGTGAAGCGCAAGCACCCCGATATCGCCGTGCGTCACCTTGATGCGCTCGAGAACGAAATTGCCGTTACGCGTAACGCCGCGACCGGGTTGGCTGATCGTGTGCCGGAGCTTTTGGATGAGTACATCGCCACCTTGGATGAGGTCGCTAGTTGACGCTGTCCGGCGCGGGCTAAAGAGCCTGCACAAAGATGCCCCCATGACGGCGGTCGAGTGGGCAGACGAATATTTCTACATGTCGTCGGAATCCTCCTACGGGGAGGGCAAATGGACGACAGAAGCTTTTCAGGTGGCATTGCTGAATGCTATGGGCAACGACCTGGTCGAAGAGCTGAACCTGCTCAAGTCGGCGCGGGTTGGCTACACCAAGATGTTGGTGGCGAACATCGCCTACAAGATCGAGCACAAAAAGCGCAGCGTCTGCATGTGGAGTCCGACCGACGACGACGCCAAAGACATCATGAAAAAGCACGTCGACCCGATGATTCGCGACGTGCCGGTGATCAAGGCATTGGCGCCCTGGTGCGGAAAGAAACACGGCGACAACACCCAAGAATCCAAGGTCTTTGAAAACCGCAAAGTGCTGTGGTGGCTGGGCGGTACAGCCGGTGGTAACTACCGGGAAAAAAGCCCGGATGAAGTCGGCTATGACGAGCTGTCGAACTTTGATGAGGATATCGACGGCGAGGGGTCGCCGACCTTCCTGGGCGATAAGCGTCTGGAAGGCGCGACCTATCCGAAGTCGATCAGGGGCTCTACCCCGAAGCTGGCGGGCACTTGCCAGATCACCCGGGCGGCCGAGGAGTCGGCCTACCTGATGCGCTTTCATATCCGCTGCCCGCATTGCCGCACTGAGCAAACGCTGAAGTGGGGCGGCCCGGATGAGCCGTTTGGCATCAAGTGGTTGAAGGATGAGCGCGGCGAGGTCGTCAAGGCCTGGTATCTGTGCGAGTCCGGTCACGGCTGCACGTTTGAACATCACGAAATGATCGAGGCGTCACGGACAGGCCGTTACATCTGCGAGAAAACCGGCATCTGGACGCGCGACAGCATGGAGTGGTTTGAGGCGGACGATACGCCGATGCGCACGCCACGCCGTCTCACGTTCCATATCTGGACGGTGTACTCGACTTTCACCACCTGGGTGAAGATCGCCGACGAGCGCGTCAAGGCCGGCAAGGATCGGGGCAAGCTCAAGACCTTTACCAACACCACGCTGGGCGAGACCTGGGAAGAAGACCAGACCGAAAAAGTCGACTGGGAATTGTTGTACGCCCGGCGTGAGGTCTACGCCGCCCAAGTGCCGCCGCGCGTGGTCGTGCTGACCGGCTCGATTGACACCCAAGACGACCGTTACGAATTGCGGGTGTGGGGTTGGGGCGCTGGTGAGGAAGCCTGGTTGATTGACCGCCGGATTCTCTCCGGCGATCCGTCCAGCGAAGTGCTCAAGCGAAAAGTGGGGCTTGCGCTGCATCGACAGTACACCCGCGCAGACGGCGCGGTGATGCGCGTCGAACGTTGGTGCTGGGACTCCGGCGGCCACCATTCGGACGATGTAAAGGCCGCGAGTCGAAAACACGGCCTGCATTGGGTGATCCCGATTTTCGGGGCCAGCACCTACGGCAAGCCAATTGCGAGCTTTCCACGGCGCAAGGACAAGAAGTCCAAAACCTACTTGACCGAAATCGGCACCGACAACGCCAAAGAGGTGATCTACAACCGCCTCAAGCTACAGCCGGACGGCAATCGCCCGGTGCCGGGTCTCGTGCATTTTCCTGCCGACGACCTGATCTGCGACGGCGACGAGCTGAAGCAACTCACTAGTGAAACCAAGAAATGGATCATGGCCCGAGGGCGCCGCGTGCTTCGCTGGGATGCCAGCAAGAAGCGCAACGAGGCGCTCGACTGCTTTGTGTACGCCTTGGCGGCGCTGCGTATCTGTCAGGAGAAATTCGGCCTCGATCTTGAGTATCTGGCCCGCCATAACTCGGCTGGGGATGATCAGGAGGTGCCGGAGGGTCCAGACGAATTAGAGGACGCGGACGACCTCGACGAAACACCGGCCCCGGCTGCTGAGCCGGAGCCAGAGCCGGCCCCGGTGCCGATCCCATCTCAACCAGACCACCAGCCTGCCGCCGGCGGCTGGATTGAAACAGGAGCGAGCGCATGGCTGCGGTGACACCTCAGGAAATGCTTGATAACTACCTGCAAGCCGAGGCGGACGTGCTGGCCGGTAAAGACGTGCAATTCAACGGCCGTCGCGTGGTGATGGCGGATCTGCCGCAGATCCGCGCCGGACGCGTTGAATGGGAGCGGCGCGTGGCCCAGGCACAGCGCGGGGGGCGTTCGGGGTACTCCCTGGCGACGTTCGGTTGAACCTTCTGGATAAGGCCCTGGCGCCGCTGTTTCCGGGCATGGTGGCCGAGCGCCTGCGCGCCCGGAACGTGATCATGGCCTTTGAGGCCGCCACGGTGACCCGCACGCACAAGGCCAAGAAGCAAACCAAAAGCGCTGATGCTTCGCTGAACAAAACGCTTAAGTCATTGCGTGAGCAGTGCCGCAAGCTGGATGAAGATCACGACATTGTCACCGGCCTGTTTGACCGCCTGGAAGAACGGGTGGTGGGTGGTCCCGGCATTGCGGTGGAGCCGATCCCGCTGGGCTATGACGGCAATGTGCATGTCGAGTTCGCGGCCGCGATCAAGGCGCTGTGGGCGGAATGGTCGCTCAAACCCGAAGCATCGGGCGAGCTGAGCCGGCCACAAATGGAACGCCTGGTGTGTCGCACCTGGTTGCGTGACGGCGAGGCCTTGGCGCAAATGCTGATGGGCAAGGTGCCTGGCTATGAGCATCTGCACGGCGTGCCGTTTGCCCTGGAGCTGCTGGAGCCGGACTACCTGCCCGTTGAATACACCGACCTGTCCAAGGGCATCGTCCAGGGCGTTGAGCGCAGTGAGTGGCGCCGGGTGCGAGCCTACCACCTGCTCAAGTCCCACCCGGGGAGTCAGCGCGGCATTTTTGCGCAGAACACCAAGCGCGTCCCGTCCGAACGGATGATTCACATCGCGCACCGTAAACGCATTGGCCAGAACCGTGGCCAGCCGTTGCTGCATGCGGTGCTGATCCGCTTGGCGGATATCAAGGATTACGAGGAAAGCGAACGGGTCGCGGCGCGGATCAGTGCGGCGCTGGCCATGTTCATCAAGAAGGGCACCCCGGAAGACTTCGTGCCGCCGAATCAGGGTGAGACTCGACCGGAGCGATCGTTTCCGATCGCGCCGGGCATCGTGATTGACACCCTGTTGCCCGGTGAAGACGTCGGCATGATCGAGAGCAACCGGCCTAACCCGTTTCTTGAGGGGTTCCGTAATGGGCAGCTCAAGGCGGTCGCGGCGGGTACGCGCGGCACTTACTCCAGTGTGGCGCGCAGCTACGACGGCACCTACTCGGCGCAGCGCCAGGAGCTGGTCGAGGGGCAACTGGGTTACGACCTGCTGCAACACGAATTCATCGACTACTGGTGTCGCCCGGTTTACCGCCAATGGCTCGACATGGCCATCGTAAGCGGGCAACTGGTGGTGCCCGGTGACGTCGATCCGCGGACGATCTTTGGCGCGTTTTATCAAGGCCCGGTGATGCCCTGGATCAACCCGGTGCATGAGGCCACGGCGTGGAAGCTTCTGGTTGAAGCCGGTTTTGCTGATGAGGCGGAAGTGGCCCGATCGCGGCAGCGCAACCCTTCAGAACTCAAGGCGTCGCGCAAGGCGGAAATCGCCGCGAACCGCGAGAACGGGCTGGTTTACAGCTCGGACTACTACCACCAAATCTACGGGAGGAATCAGCCCAATGATGACGAAAAACAACGGGCCGCTGATGCGGCCACGGGCGTCGATAAGCCCGACGAATAAGCCCGAGGAAAGCTGGTACTCCATCCGCGCCGCGTCGCGGGGTGTGGCGGAAGTCATGCTCTATGACGATATCGGCGCTTGGGGAATCTCGGCCCGCCAGTTCGCTCGCGATCTGGCAGCGCTCGGTGACGTGTCACAGATCAACCTGCGGATTCATTCCGGCGGCGGTGACGTGATGGACGGCACGGCTATGTACAACATTCTGCGCGGCCATTCGGCTCGGGTAGAGGTGTACATCGACGGCATGGCGGCCTCAATGGCCAGTGTCGTGGCCATGGCGGGCGATGTGATCTACATGCCGGCCAACTCCATGATGATGATTCACAAGCCCTGGGGTGGCCAGATCGGTGATGCCGACGACCTGCGCGAATACGCCGATTTACTCGACAAGGTCGAGGGCACATTGGTGCAAGCGTATTCACGCAAGACGGGCAAGTCTGCCGAAGAAATCGCGGCAATGCTCAAGGTAACAACGTGGATGGATGGCAACGAAGCGGTGGCGGCCGGCTTCGCGGATCAGGTATTGGACCCCATCAAGGCCGCCGCTCAACTCAATTCGAAACGCCTGGAGGAATACACCAGCATGCCTCAAACAATGCACACCTTGATGAATCCACGCGGTTCGGCTCCAGCACCTGCTCCGGCTCCGGCTCCAGCGCCTGCTCCAGCACCTGCCCCTGCCCCTGCCCCCGCACCTGTGGCCCTGACGGCTGAGCAGATGCGCGCCCAGGTGCTGGCGGACGACGTCGCGCGTCGTGGCAGCATTCAGGCGGCGTTCGGCCGCTTTGGCGAAGCCCATGCCCAGTTGCTGCGCACCTGTCAGGACGATGTCAATTGCACCGTCGCACAGGCCCGTGAGCAACTGCTGGCGGCAATGGGTGGTGATACCACCCCGATCGCCAGCGCACGACACCCGGGGCACACCAGCAACGGTAATCTGGTCGGCGACTCGGTGCGGGCCTCGCTGTACGGTCGTCTCGGTCTGGAGGACAACCAGAACGACAACGCATACAACCACATGACCCTGCGTGAGTTGGCCCGTGCATCCCTGGCCGATCGCGGTGTTGGTGTGGCAACCCTGCGTCCGATGGACATGGTCGGTCTGGCGTTTACCCATGACACCAGCGACTTTGGCAATATCCTGCTCGATGCCTCGCACCGTTCGTTGCTGGCGGGCTGGGAGGATGCCGAGGAAACCTATCACCTGTGGACTCGCCAAGGCCGTTTGAGCGACTTTAAGGTGGCCAACCGCGTCGGCTTGGGCTCGATGTCGACCCTGCGTGAAGTTCGCCCAGGTGCGGAATACAAATACATCACCCTCGGCGACACCGGCGAGACGATCCGTCTGGCCACCTACGGCGAGATTTTCAGCATCAACCGTCAGGCGATCATCAATGACGACCTCGACGCCTTGAGCGCGATCCCGCGCCTGATGGGGGCTGCCGCTCGCGCAACCATCGGTGATCTGGTGTATGACACCCTGATCAACAACGGCAAGATGAAGGACGGCAAACCGCTGTTCGACGCCTCGCGCAAAAACCTGTTCACCGGTGCCGGCTCGGCGCTGTCGATCGCGGCGATGAGCGCGGCCAAAACCGCCATGGCCTTGCAGAAGGGCAAGCCGGCCAAAGAGGGCGAGAAAACCCGCACGCTGAATGTGCGTCCCGCGTTCCTGTTGTGCCCGGTCGCGCTGGAAGACCAAGCCAACCAGCTGATCCGCTCGACCTCGGTGCCGACCGCCCAGGTTAACGCCGGCGTGGTCAACCCGATTCAGAACTTCGCCCAGGTGATCGGCGAGCCGCGTCTGGACGACAATTCGTCGTCGGCCTGGTACCTGGCCGCCAAGCAAGGCAGCGACACCATCGAGGTGGCGTATCTGGATGGCGTCGACGTGCCATACATCGACCAGATGGAAGGCTTCACCAGCGACGGTATCGCGACCAAGGTTCGCATCGACGCCGGCGTTTCTGCGCTTGATGCGCGCGGCCTGAACAAATCCGCCGGCGCGTAAATCGCTGGTCATTCCGAAGCCCCGCCAAGTGCGGGGTTTTTTGTTTCTGGATTGGAGAGAAAGTATGTCGACCAACTATGTCAGCAATGGCGAAACCGTCACCCTGCCGGCGCCTACCGGCGGATCGGCCGCCGGTGTGCCCCAGGTGATCAACGACCTGGCGGTGATGCCGATGCAGAGCGGCCCTAAAGGCACCGTGATTGTGTACCTCACTGGCGGAAACTGGAGCGTTCCGGCGGATGCCGCGCTGAAAGCCGGCATGAAAGCCAGCGTCAAGGCGGGCGCCCTGGTGCCGGCCGGCACGGCTGATTCGGCCCCCTACGGCAAGCTGTTGTCCGATTCGGTCAACGGCTTTGCCGAAGTGCTGATCGTTCAGTAATGGCCCGCCCAGGCTTTCGCGAGCGCATGGCGATATTGAGCGTGCGCGTTCTGCAGCGCGTGGGCGACCGCTCAACGCTTGAGGACGGTACCGAGATTATGGGGACCTTTGAAAACCCATTCCTTGACCCTCAGGTGAGCGGCAAGAGTGGCAAGGGCCTGGCCACGGCGGTCGACGCTGCGGAACTGGGCGAGCCGCGTTTCTCTGTGCTGGCTGCAGATGCGGCGCGCTTGCCGAATGAAACGGTGCTGACCATTGAACTGCCGCCCGCTGAGGGTGGCGGGCGTTATCGGGTGGTGCGGCCTGAGCCTACCGGCGACGGCATGGTTGCCCTGGTGCTGGAGGTAGACCATGAGCGAACAGCAGACATCTTCTAGCGAGCCGGCCCCGGTGCCGAGTGAGCTGACTGTGCTGCATGACGCGATCACGGCGGCCATGAAGGCGGCATTGCCGCAGATCGAGCACGTCGAGGCGTATCCGGTTCTTAAAGAGGGTATGAAGCTGCCGGCGCTGCTGTACGCCATGACAGGCGTGGCGCCGGCAACCAAGCCCGGAGACGGCCGACTGTGCGTCAAGGCGACGTTTGAGGCCTGCATTCTGGTGGAGTCGAAACGCAAGATGGCGCCCCTGCAGGCGGCCATTCTGGCGGCCAAGCTGATGCAGTTGCTGGACGAGCAGTATTGGGACGTCGACTTTGTCGATCAGGTGCGGGATGTGCAGGCCATGCCGTCGGAAATCATCCCCGAGCTGGCACGCTGCACGGGCTGGTCGGTGCTGTGGCACCAAGATATCTATCTGGGTGACACCGCTTGGCCTTGGGAGCACGAGCCGCCCGGTTCGCTGCTGTTTGCGTTTGAT